TGGTTGTAGACTTGATGCCTACCCCATCCTTGCCGGCTATACCGTCATTGCCCGTATCTCCCTTTGGCCCCTGTGGTCCTTGCGCACCAGTATCTCCTTTGGGACCGGTAGGACCAACCGGTCCGATACCTCCCGTATTACCTGTAAGGACAACAGGATCTTCTGTGGTAGAAGTTCCATCACCAAACTTTATAGTTGTCCGTACCCAAATGTAATATCCCTGTTTCCATGTTGGCGATGTCGTACTCCATCCGCTTGTGGGTGCCGTAGTAGCACTGTCGCTTTGGGCATACTCGCTGGTGGTATTTGTCACGGCGTTCCCGGCTGCTTTCTTCGCATCCGTGGCATTCTTCTGAGCATTATTGATGGCAGTTGCTATAGGAGTAGAATTACCTTCTGAATCGTCAACGGTGCTCATAGACACATCACCGACAATCTTTACAGCCGTTCCATCAAATTCGATATATGATTTCTTATCTTTTGCTCCTATATAGGCTTCCCCGTAGACCTTCATACAAGCCTTTCCAGTGGCAGAGTTATAACCCATTGAAAGTATGTCACAGCCAGCAAGAGAAAATGTCTTAATACCCTGATAGATTTTGTAAGAAGGCGAATCCTCTCCGGACGTATACTCGATTATTGCGCCCTGTCTCGTTGAATCAGTTAAGTTGCCCAACTGAATGATGTCGTCCTGTACAAGAGGGGCGTCACTGTCCGTGTCATATTCCCCTGAGACATTCGACAGGTCTATGTATAGTTCATTGTTCGCATTGACTGCTGTTCCGACCGCAACTACTTTGCGCCAGAAATAATGAGTGCTTCCGGCCGTCTGTTTTTTGCAGAAGGCGAGGTCACCGACAACGAAATCATTACTGATCGTATCATCACCGTCAGAACCTTTGAAATAACATCTGTAGGCAGCGGAGTTATCTGTTTCAGTAACACTCTCTACTCTCGTGCACTTCATTTTGGCATCAGACATGATCCTGTTTCCGGACGCCCCTTCAAACTTTCGTATCTCCAGAGTATCAAAGATGGCCTTCGTGCGGATATAGGCCTTATCTACTTCGATATAAGTCTTTCCGTCTGCATCCTTCCTGAACACTCCGCCTTCTGAACCGCTTGAAAAGACATCGCCTATCTGTAGTCCCTTTAGGAACTTTATTTTTCCGGCAGCGGTATCATCTGTGGTCTTGGATAGATATTTTGTTGATGTGTAGTTCTTGACAATGTTCGTTACCTGCGTGGCATTCAGACCGAAGCCATCCCAATTTCCAGACAAAACAGTCTTTACATCCTCTTTTAGTTGAGTCACAGGGCCATTGATCCGCTGATTTCCGACCGTAATCTCCTGCTCATAAGGATGGTCCAACTTCGTTACGAGCTTCAATACTCTCGTTGAAAGAGTATATCCGTTATTGTCATTATAAGTTACCGTTCTGCCAATATACAGTCCGGGATTTGATTTCTCGAATACTGTCGGATCGGAGCTGAATGTATAGTTATTCTGGTCTGCACGTTTCTGTGCTATCTTTTTCAGGGCGTCATTCTTCAAATCATCCTGTGCGGATGCTATCTCTGCATCACCCATAGCAATATTATACAGGACAACTATATTTCCTTTCAGGGAAGGCGTACTTTCACCACGTGGGATAAGGGCGTCTGATTCGTTGGAAGGGACAAAGGTGCTATCATTTCCAGCGGTAACAGGCATTATCTCGTAATCTCCGAGGAGCACGTCCATGCCTGAATCGCCCGAAGTCGTATTGGGGTAAATGGTCTCTGCACCGTCATGATATTTGATTTCAAATCCGTCTGCATTGGAAGGAAGGCCAACAAGTGTTGACGCAAGTGCGCCATCATGGGTATTTGCCTTGAATGTCCCACAAAGGGTATAACCTGCTAATACCTGCTTTTTTGTATCAACCGCATAATCTGTCCAGCCCGTTACTTTCCCATTCGTGTCATAGGTCGGATAGGCAAGGCGCATATACCATATTGTCTTGAGGATATAGTTCCCGGCACTATCCTTCATGTACTCTCCGGTGGAAGTGTCCTTAATGTACATCGTTCTCTTGCGAACATTGTAGGCATAGAGATCAACATGAGGATAATCATCATCGAAGATAAGGCCGAGTTCCATTTTAGGCTCTTTGGAATCCGTGCGCATGTCAATCACGCCATCGGGATAGTCCTTCTTGTTGAGTTCCAGTCTCAGGCTGCTTGATACATTTTCTCCCGTATCAAGTTTCTTTGACATGTTCTTCGTGGATCCTTGCGGACGAAAAACATTATAATACCCTTCCGAAGGCCTGTTGACAGACGTTTTCTCCACGTTGTCGCCAACCTTCAATACGGGAGTAGTCCCCTCTCCTTTGTTATAGGAGATCTGGCCGAAGTAGAGTGCCTTATCATCCCAGTCAAGATGCCACTCGCACGTATAATCTTTACATGCTGATGCGATAGAAGAAAGCGCAGAAAGCACGTCCACATTATCAAACGATAACGATACGGTCGTATCTGTATTCCCGATTATGGTATAGGTGAACTTATTATCACCGGAAAGACCAAAAAGATTATTGATAAAGTCACATACTTTCTGTAAAAGAGTAGTCAGAACGCCCGTATAGTCCCATTCGAGTTGCTCATGCGATGTGCTGTCTGTATCGTCGATAGTAGTTGTAAACGGCAACTTTGAAAGCCACATTTTAGGGTGTTGGAACTGTGGTTCATACTTCCATGTGGCGGAATCGGTCTGCTCAGGCTCATAAGGCTTGAAAAGACGATATTTGAGACCGTCAGAAAAAGGAACGATGTATGACCCGGCCGGAAGTCTTACCTTATTAGCTGATTTCCACGACAATTTCACAAAGTCGGATTTCATCATCTCCTCTTCGTGTTCGGCATCCTTTGTCAAAATCGCCGAAAGTATGACCTTATCATCTATTCCGTAAATGTCCATTTCATTGCGCTTTAGGACAAAATTACGTAATGGAACGGATAATCTGAAGTCAGTTTGCGAAGAGTTACTTACAACTGGCTCATTGTAAGTATTCTCTTTTTTCTTATTGTAATGCAGCGAGACAAACAGCACGAGGCGTTACACGGCAAAGCCCACAGAATAGTTAGTTAAAGCTGCTTACCCTCAAAATAGTCCTCCTTTTTATTAATAATTTTATCTTTTTCTTTGGTTATTAGTAGATAAAATGCTATATTTGCGCTACTAATTTTACGGATAATGAAGAAAATTTTATTTTTTACCATGTTGGCACTGGTCATGTGCCTTGCGTCGTGTTCGTCCTCTGATAATGGAGGTGATTCTACTAATATTTCCTTGAGTAAGGATAGTTTAAGTGTGTCTTTTTTAGGAATTGATAGCATAAAGGTTAATGGTATTGATGCTTCTAAATGCAATGTTAAAATCGAGAATGTATATTTTGCCAATCAGGTAGGAAATAATACAGGGAATGGTTACATTAAATTTATGGGCTGTCATGTCGGAACGACAAAAGCTGTCATTTCGTATAACGGATTAAGTAAAGAATGTGTTATTAATGTTACTCCATTGGTTAGCATGGTAGGATCTCCAATTTTGGATTTTGGCACAGATTCTACTTCTTTAAAAAACGAAGAGACGCATATACATACAGAATCTTTTACTGATAATAATATTCATTATATAGATTATGAGGATATGACAACAAAAAGTGGTGGATTATCAGTATATTATGATTATGCTATATTTCATAGGTATTATTTTTCAGGTAATAAGCTAACATCCGTATTAACTTATCTCGATACCGAAAGTTATATGAATGACGAAGGGTTTCTCAATAAAATTCTTTCTGATTTAGTACAAAAATATACATATATAGGAATTTATAATGGTAAAAATCAAAAGATTCATATTTACAAATCAGGAAGTGGGTATTGTGTTGGTATGAGATATGCTTATGGAAATGGGGGATGGTATATCTATTATGCCCAAACCATGCAGGAAGTTACCGACGAGTTGGATGTAAATTCGTCTTTCTCTTTGTATTAAATTGCCACACTTTATATTTCAAGAGGGTATGTCAAAGATATGCCCTCTTTTTTAATGGTTTTATTGTAAGTATTTAAGTTCTATCGGTCGGATCGGGCTCCTTGAAAGATGCGGTGATCTTGGCAAAAGTACGTTCTATATTCCGTGCAAAAGTAACAGATACGCCAGTATATTTCAAGTGATAAACGTCCGATCCATCTAAGGGAACGCTTATACTAACGTCACCTGCATAGAGAACATTTTCAAATGCTTTCTTTTTCGTCCGAAAATCGGAAGGACTACTGCCCTCAATAGTAAATACGAGAGTTACAGACCGTTCGTCAATTTTCGGAGCAGTATCAGAATATCTGACTCCGTTCTCAAGACGATTGTCATTAGTCACATAACTTTTGAGAGGAGCTGGCGTCCCCAATGCGTCCAGGAACCCGTCACCCATCCTCACGCCGTATGTTGCGTAAGCATCCTTACCATTAATCAACAAATCTGCCATAATCACATATTCTTTACATTCTTCTTAATATCAGATACATCAGAGGCCAAATCCTTAATCCTTTTATCTATTGAAGATGTATCATTATGTATACCGATAAGCTCGGTGTGCCCCTCTGCAATAAGAGTACGTGTCTCATCCGCAATACTGCCTATCTTAATAGCCTCATCCTTGCTCTGACTTACTTCCACATTAATAGCGGTAGTAATTCCTTCAATATTACTTGCTTGTTCGTAAGAGATAGAAGAGATACCATTTGCAGTAGCACTCTGCTCGGAAGTATCTGTTCCTGCTGCTGAAGTGATAGAATCATACTTATCTTTTGCTTCTTTATAAGCATCAAGATATTCCTTTTTGAGTGCTGACGCATCCTTTTCAAGAGTTTTATTATCTTCTGATTTCTTGAAATCTTTTTGGAATTGGACCATCTTGGTATAATAATCTGTGCCTTCTTGAGTCAGTCCCTGCCACACTTCATTGTTGTACAGATCATTAAATGAATTTGAAACGTCTGCGACCGTAGTCTTTGAGGATTTAGCAAGATTCTCCATTGAAGAGGAGAGGTCTGATACAGAACCCACTACTTTGTCTACTGCATTTTGTGAAGCGTCCGTCATATTAGACAACCCCTTGATATAATTATCAAGATAACCAGAAAAGGTTGTATCCTGAGTAGCCCAAATGTCATGGAAATCTTCTTTTACCTGATACAACTCATCCTCAGTCAGTTTAAAGAAATCCATTACACTGCTAATGCTTATCTTATCGCCATTAGCATCCTTTGTAAACCCTTTTGCATTCAAATCTGATACGACATTGTCAAATCCCTGCTGTCCTCCCCAATGTCTGCTCATCCAAGTCCACTGGGTGTGAGATGCTGCATGGTGCTTAGCTTTGGTGTTCAGCCATGATTCAGCTTCCGCCTTTGTCCCTTCGTTTTCAGCCTTCATAAGTTTCTGTATCTCCTTCTCTGTCTTATCGGCTTCACTACCCCACGACATATTGAGATACTCTTTCTTCTTTTGGATAAGGGAATCCCATACCTTATCAAGTTGCTGGTATTTCTCCACAGTGTTCTGCCATCTCTTGATCCGCTTTGCATTATTACCGTCAAGGCCGAACCATGTGACGACAGAATTTCCCAAAGATTTGAAAGCGCCTGCTATATTACCTATTGTACCGACAACATCACCGCTCACAAGTGATTTAAAAGCATTAGATACATCGTTGGACGCTTGAGCAAACTGTTCCATTCCTTTGTAAAGTCCAGAATTTTCCTTTACCCCTAAGTTTTTCAAGGCCATAGGCAGACTTTGGATATTCTGCCCTATACCTTTATCATACTGTTGGGAAATCCACTCTGAACCTGCCTTAATCCTGTCAAATCCCTTGGTATTAGCAACAGACTCCGCAAGTGTCTTTCTGCTGGCCGTTGACTGCTGATTTTGCTTATTGTCCGCTAAATCCTTTTGATCTTTTATAATATCATCAAATATCTTCTGAATCTGTGCCTTCTTGTCGGGAGAAGATGCATAGGATAGAATTTTCTGCCTGTTCTTCTCGGTAATTTCAGACGGATTGACCTCCACCCCTCCATTGGCAAGAATATTCGTGGCTGCCTGCTGGTCAACGGCTATTCCGGTCTCGATATTATGTTGTTGTATCAACAGGTCATTAAGCTGCTTCTGATAAGTAATTACATCTTCCTGTGCACGCTTAATCCGATCAAGCTCGGGAACATTGATACCTAAGAAAGTAGATAATTTGTGCCCTTTCTTACTTATCTGATCGTCAATCTGATTAATACTGTCAACAATTGTTTTGTAGTCGGTAGGATTCATATCCTGCGAAAGTTCCTTTTGCATCTTTACCTTCAGATCACGCAAGGTCTTTAAAGATAAATCGGATAGATTGCCGAACACTTCCTCCCAGTTGATTGACTTCTTGAACTGGCTAAAGTCAAATATGGAAACGGCAGTTTCCTTCTGCTGCTCCAGTGTCCGCTTTGCCCATACATCAGCCGTCTCGGCAATCTTCTGGTCATATTCGGCAGCTATTGCAGCTCTCTGCTGCTGTACACTTCCAAAGGCTTTCAGATAATCGTTCATGGATTTCTCTAAAGCGGATGATTCGTCATACACGCCCTTGTTGTAAGTGGCATATACGGCAGAGATATGAGCTTTCCTGTTTCCTTTCTGCGCATCAGTATAACGGTCATCACTGGCTGCATAGGTATAGGCGGAACTTTTATAGAAATTCCCCTTCTTTCTTGATGCACCCCACAATTTCTTGGCATTGTCTATACGAGCCTGGCGCAGATCCTCATAGTCACGATTAACCTTATCAAGTTCCTTCGTCTTATCGAGGTCAAGTTGCCGTAACTTCTTCTCAGATCCATCACGCATTGCGTCAATTTCAGCCTGTGTGGTATCATAAGACAAATCACGGTCTTTCCTCTCACTGTCAAGCTGGGCTTTCGTCTTGATTTCAGACACCCTCTCTTCCGAGGCAGCTTCTTTCTGTGCATTGGCTTCCTTTCTCTTCCTATCTGCTTCCTCACGATGCTCTGCACGACGCTCTGCTGCCAAATGTTTCCTCTCCGCTGCTTTTTCCGCACGGGTATCAGCTTTCTCCTGCTTTGCATCATTAGAATTGTATGAAGGAACATTTATAATTTTATTACTTTTCAGCAAACTATTTGCAGATGATTTCATATCTGAATCCAAAAGACTCAGATTCTTATGCAACAACAAACTATTAGTTTGAGTATTGTTCTTGTACCGTTGACGTGCTCTCGCCTTAGATATTGCATTCAGTTGCGCTTCTGTGCCATGAAACCTTATCATTACATGTGAAGGATGGAGAACATTATTCATTACGAGATCGAACTGATCCTTTTTCAATCCTAATGTATCAAGATCACTTGCGTTCATCTTGTACACAGTTTCTCCATGAAACTTTTGAGCATGAAATATTTTTGCGAATCCGCCACCATTGACAGTTCCCTTGTTATTAATTTCCTTTTCTATATAGCGTTTATAGACTTTTGTAACCTCATCCTGCGTTGCTGCTGCCTTAGCTCTTGCCATAATAGCATTTACAACTGCACTTGTATTTTTAACAAGAATACTTTCTGCCTGTGTTACATTATTTACAGAATAGCCTAAATCATTGAATGCACTTTGATTTGCTCTGATAAAGAATTTTTTGGCCTTCATATTATTGCCAAGTTTGTTCCATTCTCTTTGCAATTTCTTATATTCGGTTATTTGCTTACTTGCAGAATCTGCTACATCCGTTGCCCATTCCTGATGAAATTTACGCATGGCGTCCGTATTCTCTTTTTCAGCCTTTTTTAAGATTGTAAGTGCATCTTTTGCCGTAAACAGATTCTTTACCCAATTTAAGATGTCTTTCCCATATACGGTAAGCAAGGTAATACCTACCATCATTACTGTCTGCCAACTCACCAGAGATTTTGTAAGCTGTTTCCATACAGGTACAGGCTCCTTGCCGGCTGCCTTCATTGCAGCATTCATCTCACGTGTCCGCTTGATCTCATCAGTCAGAATAGGCAAATTGTTTGATATGGCAAGAAAGAACATATTAATACCCATCTTCAATGATGGCAGCTCCCTTACAATCTGTTGCACGGACATATCAAGACCATTCCATGCCATCTTGTAATTGCCGACGTTCCTCTGATTATTACCGATACTTGAATCGAGTTCCTTTATCTTCGCATCCGCCTGTTGAATAGAAGCAAGAAGTTCCTTGCCGAAAGGTGAGTTTCTCTCCTCTTCGGAAAGAGACCTGTAGGCTATCCTCATTCTCGAAAGGGACTGAGACATCTCATTCATGCTCGTAGCTGCCGATATGTCCATCTTAGCATTGTTCGCAAGGGACTGTCTGACCTCTGAAAGTGCAGTCTTATGCTGCAAAAGGGAATTATTCAGCGCATCAAGCCGTGCTTTCTGCGTAGATGAAAGATCTCCACTCCATTGTTCGGATTTGTTGATACGACTTATCTCTGCATTGATAAGGCGGATGGCATTCTGCTCCTCTACCATCCTGTGAATATTATCTTCTCTCGTTCCCAGCACGGCATCTATATCATCTTTCAAATCAAGATAAGCCTTAGCCTGTGCCTTTACGGATTCCGTCTGTGCCTTTGTCCCGGATGTATCGGCATTAGCCTTTCCGGAAGAAGTACCCATAGCTGCCTTGGAGAGTTTCTCCTGCGCCTGTGTTATTTTGCTGGTAGCATTGATTATGTTCTGCGCTGACCTGTCAATCTTGGCAGTAGTCTCAGAAACCTTCCTGCCGAGTTCATCATATTCCTTAGTGAGTTCTTGCAGCCTTTTCTCAGCCTGCTCCTTGATGTCAATATCAACTTTCACGTTGATACCCTTGAGGGATTTCTTGACATTCTCAATCTCATTCTTCAATGCACGGAGTTTCTGTATATCTCCGTCTGTATTCGCTATTATTCCAGCCATAATTATATTTTCTTTTCAATCTGCCTTTTTGCATAAAGAAGGCCATTGGACATTATCACATCAAATCCTTTACTCTCAACGTATGAAGCATATTCCATACCATTCGCAAGGTAGAGTCCGTCACCCTGTTTCTCTGAGTAAATAAGGAGATTGCGAGTATTTTCCATCGCATCAGGATGTGCCCCGTCATTATCCACCCATAAGTCTACGATCTGACCGTCACGGACTACACAACCGCCATTGCCATTACGAAGGTTGCCAGTATGGTTCTGATATTTTGCTTGAGTACGGGCATTTCTTGTTGCGTCCCTTCCTATTTTGGAAAGACCACCAAAATAAGCATCGTCAATCTGCTTTTCCAGATCGTCAAGCCCGGATATATCACCTTTGAACTCCATAATTCCTTTTTAGGCAAATTTACCTAAATGGAGACTATGGCTACAGGTTATAAAAAAGAAAATACTTACAACAGGTCTATTGTAAGAAATAAATTGTGTGTTTCATATAAGTTTGATTAAACGAGACACAATCTTTATATGAGTCCAAATTTTCTCAAATGTTTTGGGGATTCAATAGGAGAAGAGATTACCGCATCAGTAATATATTTTAGATCATCTTTATCAATGGATCCAAAACTCTGACATGTATATCTATCAGAAAAGTGTTCTATTGTTATCTCTTTTAATTCTCCACAACATACATAACTATCATGATCTAAAAAGAAATATTTTGCGGCTCGTAATGGATAATGTAGCTGTTGTAATTGAATAGATAAGTTTTGGTTAATACAGGAATTAATGACTACAAATCCAATGACTTTCTTATCTTTCGTTTTCCCAATGACTATAAAATATTTATTGCGGGAACTATCATCTTTATTTTTAGGTGTAATGCCCTCTTCTATTGTAAGTCTTATGCGAAATATATCTCCTGGTTGGATAGTTGACAAAAGATCTTTCCGTGATAATGGGGATATAAGATCAGCTAGAGAAGGCATATCATGAATTTAAGATCTTATCAAGTTCTTCATTTTCACGGATAAAATCCATAGTGGCATCTGATGCTCCTGCAGCCTGAGCCATTAATAAAGGATCTATCTCAGAGGTAGGATGTATAGCATTTGCAGTTTGCCATGCAGTATCATGAGATTTCTTGGACAGGACCGGAAAGGGAAGACTAAGATTCTCATCGATTGATCTATCCAACATCTCAATATCCGATTTGGATAATTCATCCATATCGGGTTTTTCTTTAGCAGTAATAATATAATCGTAATCAGGATCATTAGCTTCAATAGAATTTGAAATGATCTCTAAATAGGTATTATTTAATTTCTCTTTCCCTGTAGCGTCTTTAATAGCATTATACAGATTTGACGGTACCGGGCCGTTTTTCAATGCGCAGAAGGTATCTTTTATAATTCGACGGCCATAAACAGCATAATGTTCTTTATCTGCAAAGTAGATAATTTTAAATAAATGAAAATAATCTATCCCTTTACATTTATCAATGACATATAAAGCTACTGCTTTCAACTTTAAAATATCATCTTGTGTCATGGATTTGATTCTTGCCATATATGTAATTATCTGTTATAATTATACTTTTGATGTACTATTTGTACTACTGTAGCAAAAGTAATCATAATGTTCCATACATGTGCCACTTTTTATCACTTTTTATCACTTATATGGTTAATAATACTTAAAATAAAAACGTTTAAGACTGACTATCCTCGTGGATAAGCAGTCTTAACTAACAAAAATACTCTGACTATCTTCTGATCATTTCCTGTATCTCATAGCAAGTTCCTTGCCACTTACCTTATGAACCTTACCGTACAATGCCTCATGTTGTTTGTCTCTCTGCATTATGATCATATTCCGATACGGTATCTTATTGACCACTTCGTCATAGGTCAGATGTAATGTATCCATGAACGTTGCAATAAGACCGAGCAACGTCCTTCCGCCCGATAATTCTACTTGTGACTTGCTGTCAGTTGGCTTGCGGTCCTCATCAAACTGGCAGCATTGTAAAAAACCGATGCAGAGACCAGATCAAATCCATCACAGAGGGCATTGACAACTTCTTCATAAGTACCTTCAGAAAGTTCATCAGTCAACTTATCATCTCCTTCTATCAGCCATGACAATGCCCTTGCATAATTTTTCGCATCCTTGCATGACATAAGCAGTTCCTTGATCGTTTGTGCCTTATCATCCATTTCTACCCTTGACAGACAGGACGTTGCGCCAGCTATCTTGATTATCGTAGGGGGATCAAGAGTATACGCCTTACCGTTCACGAAGACAGTCTTGAAATCATTTCCGACAATCGCATCACTTACTACTCTTGCACTATGATCCATAATAACCTAATTTAAAACGGGCGGGGACAAATCATGCCACCACCCGAAAAGTAAAACAACTAAAACGAAATTAAGAATTTGCCGGTGCTACAGCCTGTAATGCTCCTACTGCACTTTCGTCAAAATCATATTCCGAAGCCACACCTGCAACGGATGACTCCTGTGCATACGCCTTTACTGCAATAGCAACAGCCTTGTCAGTATTGGCCTCACGGGCGTCGATATAGCAGTTCGGGAAGATAAACCACACATCATCATCAGTCAGACAAAAAAGAACCTTGTGAATAGCAGCCTTATCTCCACGTGACCATCCTACAATTTTCTTGTTTGCATCTACAACCACAGATCCGCCCATAAATTCGGACTTGGTCTTATAATCATACTCTCCAATCGTGAATCCGGGAGTAAGATCACCTGCAGCCGGTCTATCATAACGATACTTCTTGCCATTCAACTGGTTAGAATATCCGGTAGGTGCACTCTCTGCCTCATCAAGGCTCCATGTATCCTGATGCACATTAGGTACTACCTTGCCTGCGGTAATAGCAGCCTGAATAAGTGCTTTTGCAGTAGCCGGAGTAATAGCAGCTGTGACCACGCTCGGATCATCATATACAATTTTCTTGATTCCTGCACAATCCATAAATCAAACATTTAAAACATTAAACAATAATCTACAATTTACATAATGGCATTTGAAGTTACTATCAGCCTCAATGCCTATAGAGTACCGGGAATAAGTATAACTCGTTCCGTCATGAACGCCTGCAACTGGTTTAAGGAATATTTCCTCGGCCATTCTCTCAAGAGTGTTCAGCCTGTTTCTGTTCCTGCTTCCGCTTTTGAAGTCCGGGACACAGACATTAACCTCGACAAATGAAGGAAGCCAGTACTTTCCGTCCTGCTGTGCCTTCGCATGGATGATGATCATCTCCTCAGTAAGTCCGCTGTTCATAGTGTCGTCAATAATCGGCGTCTCGGTAGTGGTCTTGCTGATTCCGAAGCCTTGACAGGCAGCAAGTATAATATCCTCAATATCGGTAGTTACAATCATAGCCAGATGTCACACATTCCTTTAAGTTCGTCAGAATAGCACTCGGCATTCTTCTTTATATTACCCTCTCCGATAACATTTCCTTCAGAGTCCACACATTTCACGTGAGTATTAAGAGGTATCTTAGCACCCTCATATACTACATGATAGCTGTAAGTCCATAATTCACCGTTGACAGCGACCTGTTTCATCTGTGAGTTATCGTGACAGAAACATTTGCACACTTCAGTCCACGTCTTTTCCCCTTCTGAAACCTGCCGGCCGTACTGGTCGTACTGCGGTTTAGAAACCGTCTCCTTCATCAATGTATGCGGAGCACATTCCATCATAAGAAACTTATCCTCGCTTTCTGACTCAATTCATCTTTCAATCCATATTGCTTGCACGCCATAGAATAATAGTCCCTTATCCCCTGCGTGTCCCAGCTCATCGACCGTGAAAAGCCATTCTCTGACACGGAATGCGAGTTATATCTCAAAAGAAGTGTAGGAATGTATCTCACAATAGCCACGTTTATGGGCGTGAGATTGCTTTTCGACACCTCAGCATCAGCACTTTCTCCGGAAGAAAGCTGAATGTCAAGAATATCAGCCTCCGGCAAACTGATGCCGAAGGACTGAAACTTCTGTGAGATATAATCATTTACTTCCATGCAGAAAGTTTTGATAAGTCGATAGTTGTAATCTCGGTAGGATCATCAACCTGCGGAACCCATTCACAAGTATACTCAAGATACCGTCCGTTATGGTCACGATAACCGTCAACGAGCATCTGCCCTTCTCCTGTAGGAGTGTAGTTGACGCCCGGTTCGGGATCAGTCTGTTCATAAGGCGTGTGGTGTCTCATACGTCCTATCTGATCTTGTGGAAGCAACGTGATATGGTCATCCGCATACACCTGAACCTTCTTCTTGCTTTGATCCTTTACATAGTCATCCTTGACCTCAATGGCCGGAAGTCCGAGTCCGGTGAACAACTGTGATGCAAGTTCAGACGTAATCAATCCTGTAGACGTATACATGGAATTGTTCTGCAACTGCATCTTGAACTTATCTCCAAATTCGGAAGATCCTAAAATACGATTGACAAAAGTCTTTCGGCTCATGATCATCTTGGTATACTTTCCATAATCCGGAGTAAGTTTATCCAGCTCACCCATCAGCCACATAACGAGCATTTTCTTTCCGTCTGATGTCACATCTGCGTCAACCGGCGTAACAACATTCAGAGGAATATCAATGTCCAGTAATGGAGTAGCATAGTCCTTTTCGACTGCTGCATCCTTATTGCGGACAGTTGCGTTTCCAGTCATCAACAACGAGCCTACAACGATGTCCATGCGCTTATGGGCTGCAAGAGTAACCTGCCGGTAGTCATCCAACAGGAAATTGACGATGTTGTTGATGGCTGCGGATTGCTGCGCCACACCTGCTGCATTGAACTTGTCGAGCAAGTCCTGCAAGGTGCTCATGCGGTCAACACTCATCTGATACCGGTCACCGAGGTAAGCAACCTCCCCGATACCAGAGCCCATGTTCCTTCTTTCCCGGATAGGCTTTTCACCAAAACGGGAATTGATGGAACCGGCGGTGACACCTTCTGTACGGCCGATATAATCCTTGAACACACGGGTAGTAGTCGGATCAAAGTGCATGAACTGTTTCCAGTAGACTGTATCCTTCTTGGTCTGATTTACACGATTGATGATAGCACCTACAATTTCAGTGCTGTTAAATAAGTCTTGTATTGTCAGTAACATATATTCTCCTTTCTGCTTTTATTCGTTAAACTGAAAATAAGGCAAATTGGCCTTGTCATTTGCAGAGAATGGAACGGCCAGCTTGTCCGGCTCAATCTCAAATGCCTTCTGCAAAAGGGCTACGTTATTGATGCCTACCGTGACCTTATGGTTTTCGTAAAGTGCGGAGTTAGCCACATTAACAGGAGCCTTTCCTGCCTTAGTCTTTGCCTGAAACAGGACTGACAATGCCGAAACTGCGCCCATAGCTGCATCAATAGTAACGACGTCGTATGCTTCGTTACTATTGTTAATGGAAACGACCGTTGCTCCTGCACTGCCATTTCCGATAAACATACCCTTAGTCAGATACGAGCCCTTCTTGATCTGAATGGTCGTATCTGTAGCTCCGACGTCAGACATCACAAGCACGTTTACCACGATATTAGCCGTTTTCTTTACAAGATCGGCTGCGATAGGGATAAATGATGGTACCCACGAGCCTATTGCAAGCCCGTCAACATTCAAGACATACGGTCCTCTCCGACGTACACCGCTTGAGACATCGTACCGCTCTTCCTCTTCTTCCTTTGGCGGAAGATTATAAACAAATCCTGATGCCATGATTTTTAATTTTTATTGGTTTCTCTTTCCTTGACAATCGCATCTGTACCCTTGTTGATTTCCGCTGCGATGTTTCCCATTTCCGTCTTCGTGTCCTTGCTTGCCTCGTCAGGCTTGCCGGTAACAGCGAATCCAGAGTTAGCCATCTCCTGCTTCAAATCAGTAAAGTACTTGTTCAAATCCGTATCTTCGGGGATTGTCTTGCCTTGATACGCAAACTTCGGAATTTTGAAACTCTTGGCTGCTTCTTCAACCTTTGCGCCCCACTCTTTCTGCTTTGCCTCCGTTTTAAAGGAAACAAGCTGATCCGTTATAGGTTTTAAAGCCTTTTCCAGTGCCGTGGATATTTGCTCAGAGACATCCGGTTTATCTTCCGGCTTCGGTGGAGTCGCATTAGGAGTTTTGACAACCGGTTTCTTTTTTGGATCCACAATAGCTTTCCCGTCCTTGATGTTGTACTTCGTCTCGTAGTTCTGTACTGCGGTCTTCTGTGCATCATCTGCCCGGTAGTCACCGTAACTTTTCAACACGTCCGAAATTTTGATGCCGTCTACAATAGCCGTAATCTGCTTCTCGTCCGTTACCCCTTGGGATTTATTCGTTGCAATCCGCTGGAGAACAGCATCATCAACCCCAACGAATTTGGTTTTGAGTGCTGCTAAAATTTTTTCGTAGATATTCATCCGATTTTGTTTTGATTTAAACTTTATGTAAAGTTACAAAAGGGTATAAAGGTGCAGAAGTGATTTGGTACCGTGCTGCTTACAACGAAGGCCGTTGTAAATAATAAAAAATGGCGGTCACTCATCACGGGCAATCGCCATCCGTATTCAAAAGAAAAAAACGTTATTTCTGATCATCTTTTTTCTGATCATCCTTTGAAGATTGTGCAGCCTTATTCTGCTGATCTTCCATAATCTGCTCTACCTCATCTTTGGTCTCGCCATAATTAGAACAGTAAGCTACTCCGTGCTCTGTCGACCAGACGCCACCACTGACGGCCTTTACCGCCGTAGAGACTTTGTCATCAACAGAATCAATCATATAAGGCACTATCTCCGTCTCCACATCCGTGGACTGTGCAGCTTCCTCAAGATATGAATCTACGCTCCCGATAGCGGAAAGGAGAAAGTTAACACGCCGTTGGAAGAACGGGCCAAGTACTTCTGCATGATTCTCAACAGCCCCGTGAATAGCCATGAAAACATATCTGAAAGCCACTCCGCTGAGCGCATTCGTCCCTTTTATCTGGTCAAAGGATATACGAGGGGTATTGGTAAGGGCATACGCCTCGTTAAGGTGCGTCTCTACTTCCTGCTTAACAGGATCGGCCGACTGGTTCCACGTCAGATATGCAGCCTTTGCATCCTCGCCGGTCATTTTCAATATACGGTTACGCATGTCCGTGCTCACTACTCCTTTATCGTCAAGCTCACCAAAGAGCATAAGGATTGGAAAGAAGTGATAGTCGATACAGTCGGCATATTCTGAAAGACATTTCTCCACACGTCTGCGCTCAGAGGTGATCTTATCACACAAGGCATCTTCCCGGCCGGCATACAGCACAGGTATCTTTCCGAAAAGATGCTTTCCCGACCGTTTCTTATCCATCTGCCAGACTCCATCCACATCATCCCAGACGAATATGTTGCTATCGGTAAGAGTCATGAAACAAGTATGCTTGTTGCCGTCTAAATCAGTCCGGTCATACTCACGGGAGAAAGCAACCATTTTCCCACTGTCATCATAAAACGGATACAGCTTATCACCCTTGAACGGTGACCATATCTGCGATTTCAATTTGTACTTCGGCTTTTTATCTCCATAGACCGTATGATCCTTGCGCCACTGTTTCTTCCAGAAATTATCATCTTCTTCCAAATACCAGTATTCCGCAATGTCTGTCTCGGAAAGCCATGAACGTACAATCTGCCTGTTCTGGTATTTCAGCTTATTATCCTTGAATATTGCCTTGAGGACATTAAAAACAGTGCTTTCCTTATCATCAAACGGATTACAATCCAGTTTCGGCTCTGTCCCGACCGTAAAGGCAGTATGTATATTAACCTGGTCCTGTTCAATAGGCAGCGCAATACGGTTCGGCTCTTTCGTTTCATATTCAGGCGGAATGTGAACTTTCTTTTCTGAGACATCATCAAACTGATCATAAGCCGTATTCTTCAGCACATGGATGTCCTTGTACTTGCTCTTATCATTAATATCATGGAGTGTCGGGTCCCAGCATTTTCTGAGTCTTTGGACATCCGGGATATTAGAGCGTCTGCCTTTTTTCAGATAATTTATTTTCTGACCTTCATCCTCAAGATTGAGGACATCATTCAGAGTCTTTGGTGTATTCCCAATTATTTCTATCATAATATTGATTTTTATCTTGCAAATGCTGCTGCCAATCCCTGCATAGGCTTCTGGATCTTTCCAAGGAGTATTCCCAAAACATAATAGCGGATAGCATCTACAGCATGGTTATCGTGATCTTCCGGCTCGTTGATATAATTACCGTCCTTATCCTTTGCCCATACATATTTTCTAAACTCCGACCGTACGTTATAAGAATGATCAGTAACGAATATATTCATATCCTTCATTTTCGTGATACCGGCCATTATTGATCCGGTACCCTTCTTTACGGGATATATGTTCACACCTCCCAAATGGATTTCCTCAATAAGCCTCGGATCTGCGCTATCAGCAATTACCTTCATGCCATAGGGCCGAAGAACCTTGATAATATCTGAAGAAAGGAGATCGGTGCGATAGTCTACCTCATCAACATAGAGATTATTGTCAATGACGCCACAACGGACAACAGCGGTCGGATCGTGAGTGTACCCGAAATCTATTCCCAATGCAACCTTCTTGCACCACTTCGGGAACTCCCGTACAACACTCACATGCTTGAACACGGCACCCTCGGCAACATCTGCCCATCGACCTATGACGGTATGTGCGTATTTCTCAGGATCGCCAGCTTTCATCTCCTCTACTTCTTTCAGAAACTCCGGAGAGAGGTTTTCCAGATTGTCGAGGTAGGTCGTATGAATGTGAAGTACATTCGGATTAGTGCTGATCTGAACGGGCACGCCGTCATACATCACTTCCTTATGTGTCTTTTCTATGAATCTCTTATAAACCCAGTGATTATTGTCAGTCGGGTTCATGATAATGATGATTCTGTTCTGTATACCGGTCTGGCGGATTGAGAGCATGATCGTCTCGAACTCCTTCTCTGAGGCCCACTCCTCGGCTTCATCAACGATAAACGTGGTAATACCGTGAATGGATTTCAGTTTGGCCGTCTGATTACCTGAAGAGGTCTTGATACCACGGAACATGATCTTTGAGCCCGTGAGCTTGTTGATCACGTCTGTCTTTGTAGCATGGAAAAATCTGCTCGTACCGTCAAATTCTGCCTTTTCGAGGAACTCAGGAATAATTGAGATATTGGCAGAGACCATCGTATAACGGGTATAGAGAATATTATGAACGACTTTCCTTGCTACCTTCCTTGACTCATCCTTGAACAACTCAAAAGTAAGGCGCTCGGCAAAGGTTGAAAGGGCGAAGGATTTTCCGTTCCCACGTCCGCCAGTGATAAGAATGATAAAATGTTTCTTATCAGAATACAAAGGCAAATAACATTTATGCGTCTTTATCATCGCTCTTCTCCGTATCTTTCGTCTCTTCGGCTATCCACTTCGAGATGTCTACACCATGACTGATATTATTCTTATCTTCATCCTCATCCTGATTCCTTTCTACCTTCCGCCAGTCAGAATCATAATGGAAAAGGAGTGTGCCCTGTGCACGAGTGTTCGGGGCAAGCTCCGTCTCTGTCTCCGTCACGACTGCCTTATCGGTAAGCGTTATCCACCCTGTACCACCGCAATAGGGACAATTCGGATCATTGCCATTGCACTTACATCTCTGCCTGACATAGTTCTGCGTTTTGCTGTGTATTATCTTGCCACCAAGGGCTGAACGGATAAAAGCACTCCGCACTCCGCCTACTACATTCGAGCGCGCGGATGTCAACACCCCGATGATACGGCTGCTGCGTCTTCTATTCTTTGCTGCTGACCAGGACTCGTATTTTCCGTTTTTCATCTCTCCGAAGGTGTCAGGTTCGAGGTTAAGGCGGTGGGCTATCTCCTTATCGGTAAACCCGTTCATTGCGAGCTGACGTATCAGTTCGTAGAAATCGTTTGAGTCATAATCATGCCGTGGTTTTGCCATAATCTTCTTACCCTTCTATTACATCATCAATGATATGGTCGAAATCCTCGCCCTTGATAAACTTGTTATCAGGATCAAGACCGTACTTCTTGCAAAAAGCTATCTTACTGTCGTTGCTGTCAAAGGATAACATGATGTATGCGTCCATGTTCGCCGCCGATTTGTCTGCTGCCTGACGAACTTCCTGTTTGACGGCCTTCATGTGCTCGGCCTTTGCAGCCTTCTCCTGTTCCTTCTGCTCCTTAACAGGCTCTTGCATCTTCTTGATCTCATCAGAGATATTGTTTTCCTCTTCGGTCTTGAATAGCTGATCACATCCTATCAGACTCAGGTCAGACTCATTAAGGCCGGCGTCCTTATAGTCAATGTCGGGAATAAGTTCACGCATCTTATCATAGTCCCACTCGCCCTGCGCATTAGGATTATTGAAGAGAATATTCAACTCCTTCTCACTCTTCTCATCTACCTCGATAAGGTCAACACGAAGAGTATAGTCATTTGCCTTTGTCTTTTCATCGTACTTCTGCAATTCATCCATCACGGAAACACGCTGGTGGCCGGAAACGATTGTATAACCTGTAGTCTTGTTGACAACTATTCCGCCAAGCATGCCGAACTTCTTTATACCTCGCTTCAACGACTTACGGCCCTCATCAGAGATTGTACGGGGATTATAGGATGCAAAGTGTATCTGCGAACGGTTCAGTACCACCGGGGTGCTCTTGATATATTTTGAAATCTCACTCATTTATTTGTTTTCTCCTTTCCTTGCCGATAATCGTATTCGTCCAATATTCTTTCTGACATCGGAAACGTTTTCAGGACTTTCTGTAAATCACATGGCGCATTCTTTCTCATCCACAGGAAACAGTCAAGATTAAGCCCTACGCCCGAAGATGG